GTAACTTTCCAAATCTTTTACAATAAGCCCGTAAGCCTTAATAAGGGCTTTCATTTGTGGCTTGGAAAGAAAGCTGTAACCTTCTTTAAGTTGGTCGTCTTTGCCTTCCAGTGCTTCTGTTACTTCTGCAATTCTAGGAGTAAACATAGCAATCATTTTGCTGGCTTGTACTTGTGGCAAATTGTGTGTTTTCAAAATAGTAAATGCACCAATTTTATCTTCTTTGCATCCGCCTGTTACAAAGTCATCGATGCCACCCTCAATATCGCCTGCACACTCATGCATCATTTCACGCAAACGGTCCTGGATATTGGGCTTATAAACTTCCGTTTCGTCTTTCTTTTCTACCTTTTTAACCACTGCTGGCACTGCTTGGTTAATTACAGTCATTAGACGCTTGGCTTCGCTGTAAGTCGGCTTCCAGCCCATGCGAATCATACGTGCCAGCCAGCCGTATGTGCTAGGCATGTTAGTAGCATTTTTAAGGGATTCTGCTTGCTTTTTGCGCTTAGGATACTGTGCAACTAGTTGACACACAAACTCATTGGCTTGCTTGCTGTCGCAGTTATAATTGTACCAATTAAAAGTTCGCATTAATGCGATTCTGCGATTGTCCGGCATGTCGTGCCACACAGGCTCATCCCCTGTGAACTTACCATCACCTGCTCGTGCATGAAGTTGTTTGGGAAATGTTTTTGCAGATGGGTCAGCGGGTTTTCTTGTTGCCATGTGTATCTCCAGTAAAAGTAGTATTATATAGCCAAATTGAATTATTGTCAATCACTTTGCCAAGGTAGCCATTAGCAATAGCATTTCCAAATTTCTGATTTCTTCGTTAATTTTGGCTATTAGCTCAGTGTAAGCAATAGGTATTACTCGTCTGCGCCTAATTTCAATTTCCATGTTTGACGCTTTGCGTACCATTTCTCCTATGTTATGCAACAATTTGGTAAGTTTGGGGTCAGGGCTGGCACGGCGGCCGATTTTGCCTAGCTCTCTGCTAACATCTGCCCAATCCATACTAGTACGTATTTCCATTTTTATATTATAACACCTAATTCTTTTGCTGTCAATTTAGGTAAATATTGCTATTAGGATACGAAATGGCACGTTTATCGCTTTGGAGAAACCATAAAAGTAAGGACTATTATTTTATTGATAGTGCTGTAAAGAACCAGTTTGAGATTGGCGGTACCGGCGTCTACGTACACAAGTATTTGGGGCCGGACGTTAGCGACCAAAAAATTAAAAACAAAGACATTCCGGAAATTACTATTCAAGACGTTGTTTTCATGGAAAATAGAGATCGTAAATATGAAACAGACATTTACGAACTTCGCGGTGTTTATCAAGTTAGCGATGCTGACTTTGATTTGAGTCAGTTTGGTTTGTTCTTGCAAACTGATACTATCTTTATTACCTTCCACATCAATGACATGATTGCTCGTATGGGCAGAAAACTTATGGCAGGTGATGTATTAGAGCTTCCGCACCAAATTGACGATACTGCTTTAGACACTACTAAGGCACCTGTACGTAAATTTTACGTTGTACAAGATGCTAGCAAAGGACAAGAAGGTTATAGTCCAACATGGTGGCCACACATTTGGCGTGTTAAATGTGTTCCGTTAACTGACAGTCAGGAATACAAAGGCATTCTTGGTGATCCAAATGATCCTAACAGTATTAGTGCCCAGCAAAGTACACTAAACACATTATTAGATATCACTGATGCTATTGTTGCCGAAGCAGAATCTAATAGTCCAACAGTTACACCATTGACTCAACATTTAGTTAACTATGCAGACGAAACCCCAGGATGGAGTCCTGGTCAGCCAGTACCGATTGGCGAGTCGTTCCCGCTGGAGCCAAACCAAGGCGACTTGTATATTCGTAACGACTTTAAGCCTCATCGTTTATTCCAATATAGAGGCAAACGTTGGCATAGAATGTATGACAATATAGATACTAGTACATGGACTAGTAAGACAATCAATGCTGGTGGCTTTATTAATAACGAAAACGTTACAGCCATTGGTAAGCGTGAATTTGATGAACGTCAAGCTCTTAGCAAAATTGTTACTAACAGAAAACCTAAGGCAGACAACTAATGCAACAATTCTTTTACGATCAACAAGTTAAGAGATACTTGGAACAGTTTATGCGCTTATTTGCAGGACTTAGTGTCCGCATGGGCGTTGACAAAGACGGCACAGAAATATTCCAACGTGTGCCTATTCGTTATGGCGATACTAGCCGTATGGTTGCACACATCTTGTCTAATAACAGTGAAAACGCACTAAACACAGTGCCAATGATTAGCGTACACATACAAGCATTTAATATGAATGCGGCACGTAGAAACAATCCTACATATCAAGACAAAGTACAAGTATACGAAAAACGATACAACAAAGACTTGGGCGTATATGAAAGCAATACTGGCGACACCTACACCGTTGAACGCTATATGCCTGTGCCTTATGATTTAGAAGTTGTTTGCGACATTTGTACCAGCAACACTGATCAAAAGATGCAGATCCTGGAACAACTAGCTGTGGCATTTAACCCTGGTGTTAATATTCGCAGTAGCGGCAACGTGTTTGACTGGAGTGCATTGACTTATGTTGAAATGACCAATGTACAGTGGAGTAATCGAAGTTTACCTGTTGGTAATGATGAACAATTGGACTTTGCCACAGTTACATTCTTAATGCCAATTTGGATTAATCCTCCTGCTAAGGTCAAGCGTCAAGTTCTTATATACAACATCATTGGCAGTATTCAAACTGCTACAAGTGGTTACGACTTGGACACGTTCCCTGAAACATTTACCACAGACGAACCTACAACTAAGTCTTATTTGGTTTTGACTTTTGAAAACTATAAGATTGATGTAGAAGGCGATAAAGTATACTTGCTTGATCAAATTGGTCGTAACGTAGGTGCCGACTGGCTTAACGAAATTAAACCGTATGGAGAACTAAGACCTGGTGTTAGTCAGTTGCGTTTACGTCCTAGCGAAAGTCCTAATCCGGGCTTTAAAGACGATGATATCATTGGTACGATTGTCTATGACGAAGACCCTAATAGGCTACACTTTAGCATCGACCGTAATACATTGCCTGCTGATACTATAAACATGGTCAACGGAATTATTGATCCTACTAAACATGCTCCGGGTCAAGGAAGTTTGCCTCATGCGGCTATTGGCCAACGCTATCTACTAATTGCAGAAACTCCTGACATTCCTGAGTGGAGCAATGTTGGTGCTAAGGCCAACGACATCGTTCAATTCAATGGAACTAACTGGTACATCGCTTTTAATAGTGCAACAGAGCAGGAACTAAATATTGTTACAAATGCTAACACAATGTTAAAATATAAGTGGGTAGACGGGGAATGGATTGACGTTTATCAAGGCATCTATAAAGAAGGTTATTGGAGACTTTATTTGTGAAAACTATTAGCGCAACCGGTGCAATATTTTATAGTATAAACACTAACAGAGTGTTAATGCAGTTGCGTAGTACAGAATGTAGTTTTCCTTTAACATGGAGTCTATGGGGCGGCAAACGTGAAAATGACGAACGCCCTGTACAGACTCTAATGCGAGAAATTCAAGAAGAAATTGGCTTTGTGCCAGAGCTAATAAAAGTTTACCCTTTACATCAATATCAAAGCAGAGATGGCGGCTTTATATATGATAGTTTTTGTTGTGTTGTCCAAGAAGAATTTATCCCTAACATTAATCACGAAAGCGCAGGCTACTGCTGGATTAATTTAGGCCACTGGCCTAAACCTTTGCATCAAGGTGCTAAGAGTCTTTTACTTAGTAAAAGTTTCCGTAACAAACTTGATGCAATGATTAAACATATAAGAACAAAAGATTATGACAGCGAAAGTAATACCATTTCCTATTACACAGCCCGCTCAGCCGCAGTATAAGTTAGTAGAATTCAGAAGTATAGACCTACTACATTGTTGGTCTAAACAATTTTTCAATCCGTATCTCAATCGTCTTTATCAAGACAACATAAGTTATGTTCAGCGATGGTACTTCGAAGTCGCACATTGTTTCAACATAGAACATTCAACTGCTGTATCAAAACAATTAATATACGATCATGAATTTAGGGAAGGGCTAATTAGAGCCTGTGACTTAGATTTTGATAGATGTAAGCATTATGCACAATACGACGAGTATGAAGCCGCCGCATTGTACTGGATGCCAAAATTAAAACGTTGGAAAGGCAAGTTTGTTGCTTGCCGTTCACTTGCCGCGTAGTTCTGCCAATTCTGCTTTTACTGTGTCAAGTTCTGCTTTCAAGTCTTTGATACTTTCAATCAGCAAGCCCACCATGCTTCCATAGTTAACAGTTAATATGTCATCTTCATGACCAGCTTTGACTGCTTCTGGTAATACCTTTTGTACTTCCTGAGCAATAACACCAGTACCGTGTGTCTTAGTATCAATACGTGTGAATGTTACACCTCGTAGTTGTAGTACTTTATTCAATGCATCTGGAATCAATTGGACATTTTCTTTTAGTCTAGCATCCGAGTATGCTGTAACTTCGCCTGTTGCAGTAATGTCACCTCGACAATCCAATGGGCCATGGCGCATAGCAGTATAACCAGCACCAGCACTCCATCCGTATGTACTAAACCAGTTGTCAGTATCTAGACCAAAGTGAGCGCCGTATACGCCTTCTCTATGGAAGCTAATGTTACATGCACCACTACCTGCGTTGTTAATTTCTAGCTGACTGCTGTTACCGGAACCCAATGTTACACCTGTCATACGCGGTGTAATTTTGGCTGTAGTTTGTACTCCAGCAAACCAACTGTAGCCTGCACCAATACCACCACTTACTACTAGCGCACCGCTAGATGTACTACTGCTACCTGATGTATTAGTGATACTGATTGCGCTACCTGTGCTACTGCCGCGGCCAGTTACGCTACTTAATGTATCTGCTTCTGTTGCTGTTACGGTAACAGTTTTAGTCGAGCTGTTAAAACTTACACTAGCAATACCTGCGCCTGCAAATCGTAAACTATCACTGTTAGAGCCTGCGCTGAACTGTGTAGTACCTGCACTGTCTGCAATGTTTTTAAAGATACTTTGTGAAGAACCTTTATCAGTATTTGTTACACGCAATGCCACGTTAGTAGTATCAACGTCGACGTCAACACCGGATCCGCTAACTACACGCAAGTTTGTGCCAACTGCGCTTGTACCTGTAGCACTCCAAGTGAATCCACTGTCACTATCAACAGCTTGTACCGTTTGTAATGCACTTAATGAAGTTGTACTTAAACTTGTAATGTGACCACCAGCGTTAACGGCAATTACTGGAATAGCATTACTTGCTCCGTATGTTCCGCTAGTTACACCACTATTAGCGTGACTTAATGTAACTGATCCTGTGCTTGCACTGGCTGTAATTGGACTTGTGCCAGTAATGCTGGTTACACCAGAGTTAGTAATTGTTACGGCACCAGTCGCACCACTTACTGTAATACCAGTACCAGCAACGTTACTAGTTACACCAGTGTTAGTGATTGTAATAGCCGCATTGTTGCTTCCGCTACCTGATACGCTAATACCTGTGCTAGCCGTTGCAGTGGCTATATAGTTACCAGTAGTTTCTGTACTCAATGAAATTGTTGCAGAACCAAAACGGATGTCATAATAGTTTGT